TGCGCGGCCTGCGGTGTATAGTTAGCGCATCGGAGGCAACCCGGTCCTCCACCGCTCTCCCAGCCATGACCACCACTACCCTGCAAGCCACCAGCCGCCAACGCGCCCGTGCCTTGGCCGCACGCGCAATCGCAAAGGCAGTGCGCAATGAGCGCCCTGACATGCCCCGCGCGGAACAGCGCGCCTTGGTGCTGCAGTTCTTGAGCGCCATGGTCTTCTGAGCCCTCCGGGGCTCTCCATTTATTCCATCAACGCCATGATCAACCGCATCAACAACGCCATCTGCTTGCTGGTCGTCGCTGCCGTGTTTGCCATGATCGGCATCGAGGCAGGCAGCCAGTCCAGCGCCACCCACTCCGGCAATCAGGCTTATGTGGAGGTGCGCAAGTGACCCCGCGCCGTTTCTACTTCACGATCAAGTCCGCCAACGTGATCGAGTGCGTGCTGGCGCACAGCCTTTGCGAAGCCAAGCTGATCGCTGCTGACACTTGGCTGCAGTGGTGGTCCGAGATCGAATGGCTCAACCCTGAAACCGTCACCGACCCGAACAGCCATGTCTGACGCACCGCTCGGATCAATGCTGCCGTGGCAGTGGGCCGAGGATGAGCCCACCAGCAAGCACGGCGAAGGCATCAGCCGGCCGCGGCCCGGCAGCCGCACGCGTGAGTTTAAGGTGCTTGTCTACAAGCCAGGCGCACAGCCGCTGACCTGGATTACCCGCGCGGAGACAAAGCGCCACGCGGTCCGCTACGCCGAGGCCCGCTGGCCCGGCGCTGAGGTGGAGGTGGCGTGACCGACATCCGCGCCAGAATCAACCAGCTGATCTCTGACAGCGGCACCTACCGCCAGGGGCAGCAGGATGAACGCCAACGGCTGCGCAGCCTGATCGACATCCGCATCGACCAGCTGCGCGGCACCTGCGGGATCCGTAACCGCGAACAGCTCTGCGCTGAGCTGCTCCACCTTCGCCAACACATCGACCTATGAAGCCGCACCAGCTCGACCAGCAACGCGCCGACATGATGGAGAGCCTTTATCAGCACAGCGGCCGCGATCAGCTGCCATACGGCCACCCGCTGCGCAGCACCTACACCGGGCTGTGGGAGGAGTTCTGCCGCGACATCGCCGCGAACTTCCGCGACACCAGCTACCCCGAGCTGTTCGCCAAGGTGATCAAGGCCATGGACGCCACCGAATCGGTGATGACCGAGAAGCAAGCGCAGCAGGCCATCGAGGTCTGCCGCCAGCAGCTGCTGGGGGCGAAATGGTCATAGCTGCCAGGATCCGCAACCGCACGCTCAACATCCGCGTGACGGACGAGGAGATCGCAATGGCGCGGCAGATCGGCAACGGCAACGCCAGCCACGGTTACCGCCTTGCTATCCGTTGGATGGCCGACCGCTCAATCAGCGGCATCCCGCTCAGCACCATGCTGCGCGCCGCTGCTGAGATGGCCGCCGACCTTGAACGCACACCCAAGAGAGGAGCGCCTGCCCGTGTCTGATCTGGTCAACCATCCGCCGCATTATCAGGTCGGCACCGTCGAGGCCATCGACTTCATCGAGTCGGTGATCAGCGATGCGCCGCACATGGTTCCGGCATACCTGCAAGGCCAGGTGCTCAAGTACATGATCCGCATGTGGGCCAAGGGCAATGCCGTGCAAGATGCCCGCAAGGCGGAGTGGTATCTGAACCGACTTATCGCCAAACTGGAGCAATGTTCTACCTCCCCGGACTGACACTGATTGAGCGGCTGGCGTTGCGGATCCTGTGCCGCAGCCCACGCACCAGCTTGGTGGTGGTGAAGGAGCGCGCCTTCCCGGCGTTGTTTGTCGCCGCCGATCCGCGTGATGCCACCGCTGGGTTTGTCACCAACGGTCACGCCGAGCCGGCGTCGATGCAGCTGGAGCGGCTTTACCACCAGCCTGCCTACGGCGAAGAAGAATGATTAGCCTGTACGCCGGCCGACTGTTGCTGGTGTGCAGCCGAGCTGATCGAACCTGGCACGCGCGGGTGGTGCTTGGCCCGCGGGCTGAGCACCAGCTGGAGGCTGACACCGGCACGGTGCAGCTGCAGGAGGCGCTGTTGCGGGCGCAGTCGATCTTCAGGGCAGCGGTGGTCAAGCTGCGGCCGGAACCCAACAGGATGTGCTGGGATTGCCTGCAGTGGGACATGCGGCAGCAGCGGTGCGTGCTGGCGTTGCCGGAGGCCAAGCGCAGTGGTGGGCGATACGCCCCGCGGTGCGAGATGTTTGAGCCGGCGATCCGCTCGGCAGACTGAGATCGGCCGCCAGGGTGCCGTGTCAAAGCGGGAGTGGAACACGCCGGTGCGTGAGCCGTGGAACGTGCTGATCCACCAGGCGCTGCAGGCCATCGACCGGCACAACATGCTCTGGATCCGCTCCGGCGACCGCTGGCACCTCCAGCAGGCGCAAGTGCTGCGCGAGTATGTGGGTGGGCTCAAGACCTGGATCCACCAGCAAGAGGGGCGGTGATGTTCGGACCTGAAGTGATCAGCCGCACCGACCGCGATGGCGGCTACATCGAGACGCTGCTGCCGGCCGAGAAGGGCGAGGTGTATTACCGCAGCTGCGTTGGTGGCGTGTGCCGGTATAGCTCGGACTGGTTCCAGGCTGAGATCTACCTGAACCAGATGCTCAAGCCATGAGGGTGCCGCCGGTGGTTGTGTTTGGGCTGACCTGGTTAGGCGGCATGTTGCTCGCCACCATCTGGATGACGATGTTCTGAGGTGTCGGTGATCCACTGGGCGATGGCCCACTCACCGAGCGCCGACCAGAACGGCTGGGCGCGATACCAGTCCACCCACGGTTTGTGTGATTTTGAGCAGTTGCAGGACCAGCAGCAGGCCACCAGGTTGCTGGGCACCGTCAGGCCGCCGTGGACCTTGGGCACCACATGGTCGAGGGTGGGGCTGCGGCCGAGCGGGTCGTTGCAATAGGCGCATTTGTAGCCCCAGCGCAGCAGTATCTGATCACGGGCGCTGCGCCGAGTGACCAGGCGCGTCTCGTCAATGTGGGTTTGATCCACTGAGATCCGGCGGCAGGGGGACTGCGGTCACCTCGATGTCGAGGATGTCTTCATCGGAGGGGATGAACTCGGCCAGGTGTGCGTAGATGTCAGCTGGCAGGTCGTCGGGGTCGGAGTCGGACCGGATGATGAGCTTGGCGGAGATTTCTAGGTAGAACGCCCGCATGGGCTGGCCGCCGCTGCTTAGACGGTAGCGGCCGCGACTGGATCAGCCTGTGTGACGGATTGTGAACGGACCCTGCAGCAGGGGCAGGGTGCGCTGTGTGCGGTGTATAGTTCTCACATCAACGCCACTCCACCCATGGCCACCGCCCACCACATCTACGAAACCCACCAGGACTCCACCCTCGCAAGACTGAAGCGCGACATTGAAGCGTTTAAGCGGGAATGCCGGCCTGCAGGCCGCGGCCGCCCATCCCGCAATGGCGCCCGGTATTTTCACCTCAACGGACGCATCGTTGGCTGCACCATTGGCGAGTCCTGCATTGGTGCTGGTGGCTGGGGGATGACGGTTCGTCTGATGCTCGACGGCAAACAGGCCAGCCTGGCTGCAATTCTCACGGCGCTAGCGGCTTGACCACACCGGGGGCGCTCCGGCGCCCCTAACCTCACCACCATGAACTACGCCCTCCGCATCGGTCCCTGGCACGTCGGACCGTTCACCACCCACATCGCTGCCACCACGTTTGCAGAGCAGCACGGCTGCGACGACTACACCCTGATTCCCTTGGACGATCCGGCCGAGGCGCCCGCACGGATCCACCGGATGCGGATGGCGCCGTTGCAGCATCCCATGGCGCAAATAAAAGCCCCGGCTGGCTGATGGCCGGGGCTGGGCTCTCCACCGCAGCAGCCTAGCCCTTGCTGGCGGTGACGGCCAGGTCGGCGTTGTAGCGGCCGGTCTCCGCGTAGCTGCGCTCCGGCAGCCCGGCGGTGCAGATGAACAGCATCTGGCCGATCTTCATGTTGGGCCACAACGGCAGCGGGTGCATCCTGCGCGCGTTCTTCAGCTCCAGCGTCAGCCGTGAGCCGTACCAGCCGCAGTCCGCGAACCCGGCGTGGCTGTGCTCATAGCCCTCTCGCGCGCGGCTGGACTTGAGGAAGAACAGCCCGCAGACGTGATCGGGCATGGAGAAGATCTCGCGGGTTTCCGCCAGGCAGAACTCCCCCGGCTGCAGCCAGTAGGGCTCCTCGGCAGTGTGGCCGCTGATGCCGACGATCTGCAGCTCTGGGCGCTCGGGCACCTCGATCATGATGCGGTCGCCCAGGGTCAGGTCCAGGCTGGCGGGGTTGAGCAGATCGGGGTCGAAGGGGTTGACCATCGCGTGCTGCTGGCACAGGCGACGGATCTCATGGTCTGGAAGGATCACGCAGGTTCAGTAGTCCCAGCGCACCCTAGGTCCACCCTTGCGGATGCCCAGATGCACGAACCCCTTGGGTGCGCCGTAGCCCAGCGAATAGGGCCAAGTCTTGTCGCACCAGGCTTGCACCGCGTGAATGTCGGCGCCGTCGATGAAAAAGTCCACGGCTCCGACGCCGATGTCTGAGTAGAGGTGCTCCGAGCCACTGGCGCCGCCCACCAGCTTGTTGATGGCCGTGGGGCGATAGCCACTTGTGATCACCACCGGCTTGCCGCCGAATTGCGCGCGGGCCTTCTCCAGGAACTGCGCAAGCCGCAGCGCCGTATCGCACTGATGCTGATGGTCAAAACGCCGCGCCTCCTGGTTCAGCGCAAACTCGCCGTAGGTGATGTGCGGGGTGATCTTGTAGCTGAACGGGCTCTCGGGCGTGAACATCGCCTCGATGGGTCCGGTGGTCTGCCGCTCGCGGCCCCATAGGTCGCCTTCTGCGATCCTGCGGCGTTTCAGGCCGGCCTCGACGTTGCTGCCAGGGTTCCGGTAGAGCAGCAGGGCATCGGGCACGCCGGCCCAGTCCTTCTCGCGCAGGCGCTTGCTGATGGTCTCAAAACCCTTGGCGCCGTAAAAGCCCGAGCCGAGGTTGTAGGCAAAGCTGATCAGCGCGCACTTCTGCTGGTCGGACATCTCCTTCCAGTGAGGCACGGTGGCGCGCAGCTTGTCTGCGATCTTGTCCACCTCCAGCCGCAGCAGCATGTCGGCCTCGACCATGTTGATGCGGTCGCCTTTGCGGACAGGCCGGCCGTCGGTGTAGCGGGTGGTGCCCCAGCCGATAGTCCAGGGGTCACCGCCGCTGAGCGGGTCAGGGTAGGCGTCCTGGTGGCAACCCTCGAACGCCTTGATCAGCTTCAGCGCCGCGGCCAGGTCCACCTGTTTGCCATCCTGGCTCCAGGTGTTGAACCATGCCCGGTCACGCCGCATGGCGGCCGCGTAGCCATTGAGTGCCAGATCCTGCTCCAGCTGCTCGATGGCTGCGGCCTGATGCGGCAGCCCCCGGTAGAAGCGGAACAGCTGCTCCAGCTTGATGGGGGCGGTGTTGCTCATGTCAGCGGCGCTTAGGAAACATCAGCCGGGCTGCCTGGAGCAGGAGCTGCAGCCAGCTGTTGGACTTCAGGGGGCTGACGGCGATGATCTCAGAGCCAGCAGCGATGATGATGGCAATGATGGCGGCGGTTTCAGGCGACACGGCATCCATGCGGGAGTGCTCCTAATTATGGGCGCATTTCAAGGGCACGCACCCGCTCATCGAGATTGGCCAGCTGCGAGCGCGCGTCAGTCTTTAGCTCGTCCACGGATTTGGCCATCTGCACCAGCGTGGCCTCGATCCTGGCGGACTGCACCTGCATTGAAATCAACAGCGCCCCGATGGCCACCATGCCTGCTGCGATGGCTGCCGGGAGGGAAGCAGCCAGCACGCTGCCCACAGATTTAGGTTCGTCCACCATCGGGGCGCCCTGTGTCGATCCCATCGTAACGATCAAAGGGATCAGGCATCCCGGCGAGGATGGCAAGAGCGCGTCTGTAGTAGTGGTTGTCGGTCTTACCCGCAGCTTCCAGCGCGTGCTTGATCTTGCGCCAGTTCTCGCGGGTTTCGGCGTCCATTACCGGCCCTGCCCTCTTA